CTTTTTTGCCAATAAGAATTTGCAGTTCCTGTAAATAGTTTTTCTGCTTACGCTTATTCGCCTTATGTTTAATTAGCTCAACGACAGATTCGCGATTAGTAGTCTCTATTCCGCCAATGATATCTAGAATTATATTGACGCCAGATGAGCCACCCAGTGCATCATATATATCGGTCTCAGAGGAGAGCCAAGACTTAAAGGCAACTGGGTCAACTAGGTCTAGGTTTGTCGCACGATAGAACGAAAGGAGTGCACTATAGAATTCGTGAATACCCTTCTCGCCATGGATTAATCCAACTATATCTAGCGGAAGATTACTATTAAAGAATTCAATAGCTCCATGCTCTTTTAATGCTAGCGCAAAAATCTGATACTCTAATGGAATGTTTTGAGTTTCCTCAACGTCATCTAGAATCATCAATTTTATTATCCTTTATTTTTTTGTAGATACTTTTTCGATATTCAGAATTACGCTTTTTCATCATTTGATAATACTCTGACGACGCAATACTATTCTTTTTCGGCTTTGCCTTAACAGGCACATCAGCGTTTCTTAGTTCGTTGAGAATTCTCTTCGATACGCTTTCTTCATTCAACGAATCATTGTATCTGAAGACAATTAGAATTATACCATTTTCTCTGCAGTACTGCTCTTTCTTTATGTCTCTCTTCTGAGCTTCTTCAAACTCATATTTAGATTCAAAAAATCTGCTGGTATAATAAAAATGTTGTCTGCCGTGAAACTCAATTGCTAACTTGTATTTAGGGCAATAAATATCTATTTTTAATTTATCGCCAATATGATATTCATTAATGATCTCTTCACCTGGAATTAGCTTCTTGAGTAGGAGCGTTAAAGCCGTTTGACCTCTAGACATTTTGCGTCTAGAGGTCTTCAGCCAATTTAGTCCAAGTGAATTGATTTTTTTATTTACGTCTGAAATATCTACATCTAGCTCTTTAGCTATTTCAGATACTGACATATTGGTATCAAACAGTAAATCTATCAGAAACTCAACATCGTCTTCTTCAATTCTCTTTTTCTTCTTCATTATTCACTTGATGTTTTGACTAAATTAATTGTTTTTCCAATATCAATAATTGACATATTTAGATTGTTCCACATTTTAGACATTAGTGCAAGCCCGAAAACTCCACAATCCATAATGCAGTAGTCAACTCCGCCTTCAAATTCTGTAAGCTGAGAATACACAGAATCTAATTTCTCATGATAATTTACGTAAGGAACATTAATCACATGAGTATTGTATCCAATATGTTTTTGGACCAACTTCTTATCATGGAACGATACTGTTACTGTCTTGGAATTCTTAATAAAGAAATCTAGAGTAGCATTATACGCGTCACGATTATTCATGTAATAATATTCAAATATGTTTGAATAAAAGTATTGAGAATTTTTATTCAAACCAATTTTGAAATGTCTCCCATTATCAATATCTGACATAAGTGTATGAGATATTGCCTTCATAACATTTGCATCATTATTCTTTAATGAAGAAATAATATTCTTAGCAAAGTTTTGCGGAAATGGATTATCACTATTTCTGCTTAAACCTACAATTGACGATTTAGGAACATTGATGTAGCTAAATTTTTCCTTAGCTTGCATCGCCTTAGTCAATTTGATGATTGATTCTGATGGATTTAAAAATGGCATTGCTTTCTCCTCAGTCTAACCCAAAGGTTCCCCAGTCAATTAAGACTGGGTTTTCGTCTATTATTGAATTGATATGATTTAAATTATGGAATTCGCCGCCATCAAGATGAGAGTATCTCTCATACTTAGCTTGCTTATCTTCGTCTCTAACATAACCTAGATGCTGCATAACGAGATCTGAATTAACCCAAAAGTTTCTTCTTCTGATCCAGTCAAGAACATAACTAGGCTCTGAACCACATGCAAGCTTCTTGTTAGCGAATCCACCACCTTCAACAAATCTAAAAATTCTAGAACTGTTATTTGGGGCCCATAATTTATCCACTCGATACTGAGCGCTGTTCCACATATGATAAAATCTCACATTTACAACATCAAACTCAGACTTAGACAATACTGAATTAATAGAATCTTTTCCTAAATGGAAAAGCTTTTCATCACAGTCTATTGCGATTACCCAGTCGCCTGTTTTAGCAAACTTTTCTAAATTACCCCAGGCGAGGGCGCGCAATCTACCCTCGTGTTCAGTGAACATTGGAGATGAAGTCTGAAATACTTCAGCATACTTTGCTGCAATTTCTGGAGTTTCATCATCCGAACAATCATCTGTAAAAATTATTTTATCAACTTGAGTTGATAATCTTTCTAAGACTTCTTCTAGAAATCTTGAAGATTCATTTCTTCCTATCATTTGAGCGTAAATCATTACAACTCCCTTTGAAAAAAAGTAAAAGGGGGAGGACTTTCCCTCCCCCTTTTACAGTGGATATTACAATCAGCCCTCTAGCTGCTCACGAGCCTGTACAGCGGAGATGCGCTCAACCTCTACATCCTTGTAGATTAGCTCTCCCATAGCTGCAGGGATCGAACGACGTGAACTAAGAGCCAGCTTCTCTGCGTCTGCCTTGTTCTTAGCCTTTACCACGGTCGTTGTAGTAACAGCGAAATACTTAAACTTATTGTCTGACATTTTCTACCTCTCTAGTAGCTTGATGGATAATTTGTCGATAGGTATTCTATCGCATCTTGCATTGTTGGTGCAAGTTTTGTTGCAAGATATTTCAAATAAACTCTATTTTGATTTTCTTTGCAACAAAAAACAATAGCTGGTTGGTTATTATTTTTTGCATAAACCAGCTCAAAATCTGTTCCAATATATGGTCTTCCTGGAATCATATATTCTACCAGAAGAACGTCAGCTCTACGCTGCATAAAGAGATTTTTTTCCACTATTTCTTCTGGGGTTTCATACTCGTGATCAACTATTGTAGTTGGATCTAAAACATCGTATCCAGCTATATGCAGGAGATGTGTTGCCTCTTTTCTCCAGGAAACACCATACTCTTCTATTCCTTCAATGGCTCCAGATAAAAAAACTTTAAGTACCATTTATTTTTTAACTCCAAAATAAGGCTTTGCCAAACCTTCTGTAATCAAATCATTATTTAGGTTATCTAGTCCAGAATATACTTCGGCTAAAATCCTACCATATTTTTCTGTTTTATCTCTTTTAGTCTGGATTAAGATATTATATCCACGTCTATCAAACCAATTTTTGACAAACTCTTTTGCTTTTAATCCTGATTCTTTTATCTCTGCATTACTTGATCTGACTTCTGCGGCATCAATTCCGTATAACCTAACTCGAATTGAGTGCCAAATATCAAAGCCTAGATCGATGTCAATGTCTAGGGTGTCACCATCTATCACTTTGACGACTGATGCTCTGTACCAATATGGATCCATGCTAATCTCTTTCAATACCAATTTGATCGCATGCCGATCTAAATATTTCTCTACTGATTGGGAACTTAGAGTCAGCTTCGCTGTAGCCTTGACCAGGTTTAGGGGACGAGGCGTGCCAGCTATGTCCAATTGAGACAGATCCATCATAAACGACATTGTAACCTAGGTGTCTAGCAAAATAAGAGCACCATGTTTCTTCGTAATAATGTGGTGTTGGCAAAAATGCTCCGGTTGCATCTGGATAAATCTTCCTATAAGACTCATTGTTCCAAAGGGCATTCCACACATCTCTTCTGATGAAATACGCAGATCCAGATACTGTTACGCACTCAACCCTATCCTTATACAGGACGTCAGCTGGATCATACTCTCTCCAACCTCGATGTCTTGGTTGTGTATTTGATCCAATAATACCTGCATGAGTTATGAACGAATTCTCGTCACGCTGTTTAGGGCCTAGGATATGAATGTCTGGATTTTCCTTGAAGATATTATCAATATTTACCATATCTTCTGTAGAAAACCATACATCAGAATTTAGCAAAGCAATTATATCTGAATTTGAATATCCAGCTAACTGGTTGCATGCCGCAGAGTATCCAATATTCTGATTAATAAAAACTGTGTCGACTAAATATCGATTATCATTTTCTTTTAACCATTCAACAGTTCCATCTTTAGATCCATTGTCCGCAATATAGAGACTCCATACTTTATTGTATGGATTAACATCCTCATGCAGAGAATCAAGTAGTCTGATTAATAGATCTTTTGTGTTGTAATTAACTACACATAAATCAATCATTATTCACCATTCATCATATTCTTCAATGTTAGAAAATAAGTTCTCGTCAGATTGGAATCTAATTGCGTCAGCCAATTCACAATACCAGCGCATATCTTCTGGATCAGCCTGCTCTGTTGCAAGGTAGTCATAAGTTTCTGCTATGTGCATAAACCACTCCCATGGTAAGACCACAACAGTCTGACCATTCATTACCTTAACATTTACTTTCTTCTTATTCAGATACTTCTTGCTCATTACTTTCTTCCTGGTTGTTGATGTTATATAAACAAATTTGATCGGTTTCTGGTTCAAATGTTACGAAGAAGATATGCTTATCTTCAGCTGATACTCCTTCGGGAGGCGGGCTATCTTCAGCTATTTTCTTAGAAGAGGAACCATATACTTGACTATGATTCTTGTACACAATCACGTAATTCAACTTAGACGCTGGCACGATCTACCTTCCATGTTTTTATATTACAATTTGATAAGAATTTATTTACGTTTGGCCAATCGAGATAAGCCTCATCCTCAAAGAAGTATACATCAGTCACTGTTGAATTTGCAATTAATTTCGCACAAGAAAAACATGGAGGCCCATTCACATATAGCTTAGTTGGTCTAGAGCTATAATCTGAATGTAAAAAGGCATTTGCTTCCGCATGAATTGCTATACAATTATCATAATTGCTACCATGAGCAGACTGCTGTAATAGTCTTGGACAACCGCCATCAACGCAATGAACCATCCCCCGAGGACCACCATTATAACCAGTGCCAACAATGTGTCCTAAATCGTCAGTGAGTATCGCTGCATACTGTCTCTTTGCGCATGTCGCAAAGACATTTGACATAGATACACACATTTTCATAAATTGAATATCTTTTCTTGAAATCATGGAATAATTAAAAACCCACATGCAACAGAAAAGGCAACTGCCCACAGCAGTGCGATATATCTAGTCTGACGATTATCAGTCTTATTTACCACGTTATGCATGGATATCCACCAGTTTGATATCAATACAAAGAGAACTAATTTAATAAAAAATTCCATTACTCCTCAATCAAAAGAGACATTGATACTGGAAACTTATCTTTTACCAATTCCTTCACTGCTTTTGCATACTCTTGAATCTCAACTTGAGAATCTTCTGCTAGGCGTTGATTCAAGAATAACATAACAGACTGAAGGCTGCAAGACCATCTATAATTAACGTACATCCCATATGCGGGAAGGAAAAGTCTAGCTTGCTCGGCTGCCACGCCATCGTCCATCGCCTTTTCGTAAAGTGATATTCCCTCAGAGTAATATCTTATTAGATCTAAGGTTAATTGATCTGCAATTAATCCATCAACTGGCGCTCCAGATCCCTGCTTCTTATTTTCTGGAGCAGAGCGCCATACGTCGGGAACATAAAACTCTGGATCTGAGGTTACATAACGACGACTAGACTCATTCCAGCCATCCATTGTATGGTCACTTCCAATGATATACTTCCAATGCTGACGAGCCACCATAAGTGGTGCTTTAAATTCAAACGTCATGAACGCATGTCTGAAAGGAGACATATGATTCTCTCTTACAAGAAATTTAATTAGTCTCTCATCGGCATCTGTCATTGCTGATGACTCTTTTGCAAAAGACGCACGTGCTGCATTAACTACCGATAAATCATCACCCATTATATCGACTAATCTTACATAGCCTCTATCTAGAACTTCAATCATCTTCTCCTCCAAGCTCTTCATCATCTAACAAATCTTCTGAGTAATATTCTAACATGCATTCATTGAAATCTTCTGATATTTTATATAATGAAGAAAGTAAATTATGAAATATATTATCATCTTCAAAAATGTTGTCACCGGTTAAAGCTGACATCATAATTTCAGCTACATGAGAAATTACATCTGATAAAGATTGCTGGATTAATGCCAGTTCTTTAATACCCATTTTAATATTTGCTTCAAATTCTTCTTTAATGTCTTTTAAATCTTCAGAATTTACCATTTCACTAAATATTTTTTCGAAATCTTTATCATTATTATCTTTAGACAATTTTATTCCTTATTTTGCGTTTTCTTTTACGAACTTTATTTCACAGCTATCTGTAGTGCAATAATTTTCTCCTACGGCATCAGCGGCCAAACCCTCATAGATTCCAGTTAAATCAATTGGAAATAGATTCATAGAAGCTTGATTGTATTCTTCTTCTGTAATTTGAGTATAAGGCATCTGGGGATATGTAAAGTTACCCTGTGGAAGGAATGAAACAGTCTTTAACTGACCATCATACATGTGTAAAACTGTGCCCACATGCTCTTTTTCTGTTTCCGAGTCAAATGATATTGTCACTGAAACCGAGTTATCTGACCAATATCTCTGGGCAGCTGCTGCAATTGACATCTTTTCAAAGATCGTAACATCTTTTTCAGATCTCTTAGCATCGGACATGATTGGGAAAAATACTACCGAAGTAGTGTCTGGCGACTCAGAAGCTGGCTCAACATTATAGTTTGCCATACGGAATAATGGCAACATTGGATCATCGTTTGCAAATCGAATTGCTCGCATGAAGTATTTCCCACCAGGAGTCCAGTGAACTCCTGGAGATTCGCCAGCCAAAATCGAAACAGTGCCAGATGGCTTGACTGTAGTTGTTTTAATTGACTCACGAATTCCAAGCCACTCTGAATAGATATTATCATATCTTTGAACGGTTTGATACCCTTGATCCAACCAGTCTCTTAAAACTGGCATTCCCAGTCTATCTGCAAAGTTGGCTACACCTGATACTGATGTTCCAATTCTTCTATTTCTTTGCATGATTGCATTGGTTTCTTCCCAGTGGGTTGGAAGCAGTGTTACTGTTTTTGCATAGAGATACGCAAACTTTAGCGTACGCTTAAAATCGTCTAAAGAATCATGTCTATTTAAATATGTCTCTACAAGAGTACAGCATTCATACGACTCAAGCGATTGTTCGGCGCACGGATTATAGCCAGCGACTCGCCAATCCTTATTGTTCGCAGGATCCGCAAGACGGCCATACTTACGTGACATATCCATCCAGATAACTCCTGGTTCACCATTTCTGGAGATACCATCAACAATAGAAGATAGATCGGTACCAACCGAAACTTCTACTGAGTTATTTGACATCCACCCCCATCCAGGGGCGCTAGAATCGTAAGAGTTTCTTTCAGGAAAACGCTCTGCGTTCTTTAGATTCAAGAAATTATCGTCATCAATACGGCCAATTAAAAGCTCTGCTGATCTACGGACATTGCCAGAGACCACACATACACCGATTGTATTGCCAATATCAGCAATGTCGACTCTAGTAAGCTTTTCCCCATTCCGACCATCGAACATCTTACGGATATGGTTATGCAGCTTGATTAGTGGATCAGCACCGGCTGCAGTGCCGCCAAAAGTCTTAATGGGGGTGCCAGCTGGTCTGATCGAGCTGTAGTCAAACTCAATTGGATTCTGGTCTGGCTTTAAATATGAATTAATAAGCTGTATTGTTGAGTTAACCCATCCCTCACGTGAGTCTTCAATCTGCTCCGCGATTGTCGGTCTATTTGGTTCGTAAATAGTAAAATCTTTATCAGCACCTTTGTCGTCAAACCCAACACCAACACCAAGCATAGATGCTTCCATTAGGAAGCCAAAAGGCTTCGCCGGATTATTCTTAGTCATTTCTCCAGTACTAACAAACGCACAGTTCTGCAGGGCTGCTGAGTTCTTTTGAATCATTACAATTGGAGTACCCATAACCCAAAGACCGCGTCCTGGAGGAGTCCACTTGAGATTGAACAATCTATCAAAAGCTTCTTTAGCTGAGGCCTGAGCCTTTAAATCATTCCATGGTAATCTGTTCTTTTTGCAGTGTTCTTTTTGGAGAGAGTACATTCCATTAATAACTCGCTCACACACATCTACCCATGTTTCTTTTTTACCATCCTCTTTTATTCTAGAATAAGTTCTAAGAAACGTTATTTCTCCGACTGAATTACCGACCGCATCACCATAGCCAAAGGGTGCTTTTTTAGTTTTGTAGGTATCTATAAAATCTTCTGACAACCGAAAACTAAACATATTAGCTTTTGATGTGTTTGATTCACTGACAGTTGTCACAATTGGATTACTCATTTTATACTCCTACTTTTCTTATGTATTTTTGATTTGTTTTATTTAATTCAGCGGTTTTAATTTTGATAATTTGATCTGACGAATATACATTGTATATCTGTTTCTCAAAGAAGTATCCACTTCTCCAATTTAAAACTTTATCTATATTAGCTTTATGATTTATGAACATATTGCATATTACAGCTCCGCCGTATGCTCTAACTAAATTCATAAACTTAGATTTTATATCATCAATCTGATCTTTAGAGAAGGTGTTTATATCTGTGTTTTCTGATTTAAACTTCTCATATAACCAATTAAAAGCCTGTCTAGTAATTGGTGAAACGTCGATTGGATCGATAACACCAACTTGGATTATTTTATTCCTATTAGTTGAAATTTCTATATCATTTTTTAGAATTTCTATTAAATCTTCAAACCAGTTTCGATCATTAAACTGTCTCCATCCTGTGCACCAAAAAAGTAGATTACTTGGTGGATCTGGAATTTGAGTCTTTTCTACTGCTGGTAACAATATCGCACAAGATATTGCCTTTTTAATGAATTCTCTTGCCGCATCTTGGTTGCTTGATTTATTCAAGGCGTTTTTCCAAAGGCTTGTGATGTGTGGTTGCCAATCTATGTCGGCAACATAGAGCTTAAGATACTTTTCTGCGACTGAAACTGGCAACGCATTATCTTCGACTGCCGTTATAACTTCTTTTAAAGACACCCTGATTCCTCTGCTCGGATAAAACTGTTAAAAGGTGTAAACCTTCGCCAAGAAAGATGTAACCCCGCCTATGTGGCGGGGTTACACTCTATGGCTCCACCACGTATCACTAAGTATACCATGGTGGAACTGAATTAGCTAATTGGAATGCGGTGTTATATTACTGTTGATGCACTTTCTTTATTGCCAACCTTTGACGCTGCGAAGCCTTTAATGGCCGCTACGACTGCGGCAATAGCTGCTACACCTGCAGATTTGGCAGTAGAAACATCAGTTACTACAAAAACTGCTAGGAAAGCTTGAACTGCAGTCCAAAAAGTTCTTTCGATAATATCTTTAGTTAAAGTACTCATTATACCTACCCTTTTTTTTCAAGAATTAATTTTCTTAGTGACTTCTCTATAAGAAGATGAAAGGTTAAACCTAACCACACTCCGTTTAAAATACTTGCATGTAATTGTTTTTCGCTTAATCTCCAAAAAGCTCGTGTTAAAGTTTCGATCTTTTTGGTCCTAATGGCATACATTTCGTATACCAAAATTCCAACAACTAGAACACCCCATGCAGATAAACCACTAGTCCTATCCTTATCAAGGACTAGTGGTTTACTTGCAACATCAGAGAGCTTTCGCCGAAGGAACACCTCTGAACTCTTTTACTCTATTCTTGCCATACTCATTGTCGTAGCCAGCGGGATACCCCTGGCCATAGCCAGTGGTGAATATGGTTGCACTAGTCACACCATTAAATTCAGCTGGAACAAAGTATCCAAAAGAATTAGGAGCGCCCTGAGCCTCCGTACGCTGTCCGTGACCAACATTGGTAAGCGGATTAGCGGAAGTTACACCATCGAAGATGTAGAGTGAATGAGCATATTCACTTTCTCTATCTGCATGTCCGAAATCAGAAGGGAATGCTGCTGCACCAGATAGACCCTTGAACTCATTCGGCTTAAAACGAGCGCCATCGTAGCCAGCGCCATCTGCAAAGGTTCCAGAAAGCGGATGAACATAGAGGGTACTGCCGTTAAAAATTTGAGATAAAAATCTATTTCCAGGGAACTGACCAGTACCTGGATCAAAGTGATTATCGGGAGCCCCGTCTAGAACGTGACTGGTGCTATACAGCGGATAGAAAGAATAGGTACCGGAACCTTTTGCTTTTCCTGTCATTGAAGTGTAAGGGTTGACCATTTCTGCAGAGCTTCTGCCCTTAAGAACCGGTCTAGGCCCAACATAAAAAGTTGTCATTTTTACTCCTTATAGAAATTTCTGTTAATATAGTAATTTTTATATTCAGGATATAACCTAAATATAATCGATAATTAAATCACTTAACATTGGCGGCGTCTTGTCTTCTAGCATGGAGAGAGTTACTTCAATCCAAACATAATTAGATGATCCAGGATTTTCTAATGTATAAGATCCACCAGACTCATATATTACTCTATAGCTAAAGGCGGAGGACAGAGAGCTCGCTGGTACATTGAATATTTTGGGAGTCACATTTGTGACTTCACTAATTAAATCACCATTTGGCGGAGTATACTTAATCATAACTCTACCTGTAGGTAAATACTTATCATATCTAATGTCTAAATCAGATAAACCATATGTATAGATGTATTTACCGCTTTCAGTAAAGTAATTACGTTGCACAAATTTAATTCTAATTGCTGTTATATCTAAATCGCCAAATAAAAACGCTAAAGGACCAGAGTTTCTTGCGGCATCAGTGCCTGAGGTTGCCCAGCCTCCAGGTGGAACCTTGCCAATAGCTTCCGTAACTCCGTCATAGTATCCATTTTTATTCAATGGACGCCATCCATCAGAGCTTGTTAAAGATGGATTTGGCTTAGTTGTATACTCAATAGTCAAAATATCCGTACCAAAAGCTGGATAAGGATTCAATTTTATCATATTTGTTTTCATTGAACCAGCGGCTTCCGCTGGAACCTTAACATAGAGCATCATTTGAGCTCCAGACGGAGACGTTGAATTTGAAATAATATTTCTCTTCCAAACCTTATCCGAGGAATCTAATATCGCATTATATATTGGCGTCGTGTCAACGACAGCGCCACCAACATCTACTCCACCAAGAGAATTATCTATTTTTGCCTTAAAGAAATCAGGGATAACTTGGCCATAAGTGGCGTTGGCGAATTTTAGCTTTGAAAAAGAGCTACTTACCAATTTAGGTAAAGTGATAACATTGTAAATTGGATCAAAAGTTAAAATTTCTGAAGCTGATAACGCAAAGTCACTCTCAATAAAAGAGGCATTATCTATTTGACTGAATGATGTTATGGAAACTTTATTTGATGCGCTTTCTAATGCCAAAACTCGATCCTCTAAATCCTGAATAGCACAAGTTAAAAATCTTTGATCTTTTATCACCCGCTCAAAAGCCTGAGACAGCTTATTGTCTACTAGTGTAGATCTATTGTATAAATAAACTAAATCTTTATAGTTTTCTTCAATCCTGGCATTATAGTCAGAACTCTCAACTGGCCCATTGTATTGGTAATCGCGCTTCTTTGTGTTCAAAATATCAGCCATTTATGTACCGCTCTCTAATCTTTGTACCTTACTTAAAAGTCTTGACAACCGACCACTTATCTTTTGTGTAGTATCTATCTCTAGATTTTCAAGAGTTGATGTGTCATCATAGTAAAATTGAACTCCAGAAATTTGATAAGATAGTCCATCATCAGCTAAAACTTCTGTTGTTATATCGTTTATATCGCCTAATAAATAAATTAAATCATCTTCAATAGAAGTATCTATTGTTTCTAATTCTTTTAAAATTCTACTTAAATCAATTTTAATTAAATTTGTTTCTAAATTTTCTGACTCACTAGATCTAGAGCCTCTAAATTTTGTTCTACGAATACTGAAAACTGGCTCACGAAATCTTTCAACATTCTGTTGATTACTATATATTTTTGGCATAAAATCCTTCTTGACTAAACGTCGTTATGCTTAAACCTAACTCTAATTGCATCAATCACTGGAGTTTGAAGCGGGTTAGCGTACCTGAATAAGTCTGCTCTATACCTAACTGCAGTTACTAAATCAGCTTTATCTAGATAGTACCTCAATATTGTTTTATTAGAAATCTGATTAGAAGCTAAAATTTCTTTTGATCCATAAAATTGAGTTATTGTAAAAATATTTTCTTCACTGTTAACTTTTCTACCAAAATCTATAGGATCAAGATACGAGAAATAATCAAGGAATATAGTACCATAATCTGTCAAATTTCGCGATACCATCAAATCAATCATTGGTTTTCCAGAAAATGATTTGTCATAAGAAATTGTAATATTGTTAATTCCTTTTACAAAATTCCATTCTATTTTTGTTTTAGTCTGACCAGAAGGAAGATCTGCAATCAACACTCCATTAAGATATACAGCAACATTCATATCTTGACCATCTATTTGGCTCTTAATTATTTCATGAGAAACTATTTTATCTTGATCGCAAAATAAACTAGTTTCTAATAAACCAGAATGCGGTTCATTTCTCGGCACCGTTATAGATGAGTTAGTATTCTGAAACACGCCACTAGATAGCTCTAGATCACTAGTTGCGCTAATTCTATCAGCCCAATCCTCTAATGATTTATACATGTAATTTACATTTGTAGAGTAATTCAAATTAATAATTGCGTGATATCTAAAAGTTTCTAGATTAGCTAGCATATATGGTTGTAGATACTTAGTTGACTCATTCAACCTTGCCACTCTATATACTGTTTTATCGGGATAAAATGGAAGGGTCACCGGATTAAGATCATTTATATTAGCAGACTCTGTAGACATTGGAATTAAATAGTAATTTGATGGCTCCAAAGAGCCTTCTCCCCCAAATCCTATCATTTCATTGGCTTGAGTAGGTCCGAGTAAATTCACTATTTTTGGTTGCTCTTGCGAATTGATATTAGTTGGCTCAATCGGTATCCAATCAAAATCAGATATAGATGAACCATTTTCTACATCTGCTGCAACAAAATACGAAATATCTACACCTGAATTTACCTGATGATCGACCTCAATCGATACGGCACTGATCGATAACAGTTCATTGTCCGATGTTGGTATGTATATTGGCGAAGACACTAACTGAGCTCTTTGCTCGTGATAGTCGGCGGAAACATTTAGTTCTCTTATTCCAAACTCATAGGTATACGGAGAGGACTCGCTATTAACAATTCTATCCGGTTCACTCTTATAAAACGTCAAAGATATATTTGAATAATTTATTGATGGAATGACAAAAGAAAATCTATTATAATCACCTTTTGAATCTCTACTCTTAATTACCTCTGGATTAGCACTAGAGGCTGGAATTGCTCTCATAAAGGTTGAGCACGGTGTGGAACTCATGATTGATCCAGACACTTTAGAGATTGGAGTAGGAATAGACACTGGCATATTGAGAACCAATGCAACAATTCCCGGTGCGCTAAAAGAGTGTTGATAAGACCAAAACGTGTCGTTTAATCCATCTAATGTCAAATCAAAATTAGAAACTGGAGCATTATCAACTACAACTTCATTATTGAATAATATTGAATAAGTCACAGAAGCTGGACTAACTGTTGACAAGCTTCCTGTTTGAAGATTTGTACTTGTAACAATTTTTGGTATTGAAACATTGTTATTGACTAGGTCAATATATGCTGTAGTCATTCCCATGTCAATTTTTTCAATACCTGAAAAATTGTCTAAATAAGAGTAGAAAAATCCATCTGTATTATTTATAGAAAAAAGAAGTTGATCGACTTTAGATTCCAATTCTTTTCTTTTAGCCCTTAAGTTATCGAGCTTATCATTTAGCGCATTAACAACACCATAGATTTCTTGATTGTTTTCCATAACACACTCGTATAATACTTCTAGATTTAGAAGCGTATTGACCATCAATTCATTTAGCATGTTGTGATCGATGATGCTGGATACTTGCATCTGACTTGTGTCAATCGTTACTGGATCTCCAAATTTATTGACAGAAAAATATTTAGTAAAGGCGGTTCTTATTGAGTGGTCTGAAGGCTTTTTGCCAGATGAATAATATAATTTATGAATATTATTTAGAAATTTTCTTTTTTGTACTTCTGAAATGTTCATTGTTTCTTAACCTTTGCCATCAATTGATACGAATATATCTCTGGAGTTATATTTAAATATCTTTCTTTTGCCATCTCAATCTTAACAGCAACTTTGTTCGCCTCATTTGGAATTTCTGGATAATTAAGATATGCCACACCAGGTATTTGATAATTCGTTGGAATATTTTTATTAAAAACTATTACTTCCGCAATACCATTAGACGAGAGTTGAATTGGTGATATCTGTATCCATGAAGAATCATTCATTGAGATATAATATGATATATCAAATCTGTCTATAAATGTATTGTCATAATTTGATTCAACAGATAACATCAAAGACTCAATTGGTGAATCAAAATAAAATGGAGTAGAAACAATCTGCGCACGATCAGCATAAACTTCATACGAGACAGATATATCCCTAATTCCAATACTCTTTCGCTTTGCGCTGTACAGTTCCTCGGCTAATGAAACTGGGACTGTCCATGTTCTTGGCTGTGGAGCATTGGTGTATGTAACATATTCAATACCAATATCTTCTGCAGAAAAATAGTATACATAACCTATGCCTCCGGCATTTTGAAATTCTATTTCATATCTTTCATCAACAGCATCATATAGGTTTTCGTCTAAATAAGCAATAAGTCTAGCAAGCTCCGATGCACCATCTTCAGCTGTTCTAAACGTACTTCTATTTCCGAGGGTCGCATAAGCGGCTTCGTCTGGCATAAAAAGATCAGCCAAACTGGCGACGGCATTGAAAGTAGTCAGTGCACCAGAAGATGGAGATCCATTATAATAATAAAAATCTTGTGTTATAGAACTAGCATTTGCTCTCGTTCCATGGATTACAATGGCATACTCTCCAAACGTTGTTGGTTTCCTGGTTAGCCTAACTGGTATTGATTCAGAATAATTGCCATAATCTTTATACTGATTAGGCAGGGTGATACTAGGAACTAATTTATACTTGTCATACTCAATATCCTGAAACTCCTCAGGATTAAGTGCACTAGGGTTAAATCTAGATAATCCATAGAATGGATTATTTTGACCAGTATTGGCAGCAAAGCTTGGTTTGAAGAAGGTGTGCTTAATCATCAGGTCTTGAGTTAGTTCTTGCTCAAAATCTATCTCAAACTTAACTGCCTTTAATTCTGTAAATTTAATAGTTGCTTCGTTGTAAAAGTAATTTGAAGAGATGTCTAGATTTAATGGTGAGAAAGATGTGCCAATATAGACTGGTTCAGAAATTACATCCTTCGTATCACCATTTTGATAATATGCCTTAATATTGGTTATTTTGATCAGTTTACTTGACCCAAAGTATGGAACTATGTTAATTGAATTAGCCAAACCTCCAGATGAATTTTCTAAAACAACTCTCAACTTAAGAGGTTGACTCATATCGCTATTTGACCAATTGATTAGCGTTCCTTCTGTTATATTATTATTCATTCTCTTGTTTGAAACATAACAGAATTCATCTTCGGAAACCAAATTTACATCTGCAGGAGGGTTGCTTGTAGTTTTATCTACATTTAATATTTCATATTCAAAATAGGTTAAAGGATTAGTATCGGCTAGTGCAGTTATTGAAGAAATACTTCTATTAGACTGGTATACATAGTCGTATTCAGATGAATTTGATGTATTTAGATCTTTTATAACCTGATGATTATTTCCATAAAATCCATTTGAGAATTGCTGATCAATTGATATATTTTTTGGAATCCACGGTCGAGTTCTAGCAACCGGCATAGTTAGCATGCCATTTTTAATTATTGGATTGAGCCCAATCGCGACTTTGCTAATGTCAACTAAATCTGCATTATCGAAAGAGTCTCCAATGTAAACCAAGTCTTCAGATGGGGCCCTAGAGTACATCTGAAGTATCTTAGCTTTTGAAGCTATCCTTTCAGTATACCTTTTCTCAGCCTCTATCTCAGTAGAGTATAGGTTAAAAGCATTTATTGCTTTTGCATTAAGGTAATCAACCTGCTTAGACAATAAGCTAACATCTATTCCTAAGGATTTGGCAAAAGTGTTAAACTTCTCAGACATGGGTGGTTCACCCTTTATGTATGGATCAAACTTGGTCATTGGACCATTCATCGATTCATGGATATCTGATATCAATTTCTTATATTCTGTTAATCTCTCTTGATTTGAACCAAAATCACCTCTTAGTTCCTTTATATAAAATTCTCTAATCTTAATATATATTTGATCATATGTTAAGGTATTTGATGAAATTTGTGTCATACTATTCTCAATTCTTAGGCACGTGCGACATAGACTAGCTTGTCATAATATGGATCAAAATGAGCTGTCTTCAGTTTCAGTAAAACTGAATCTGCCCTTGCGGGAATTTCTACACCAAGAATATTTCTTCTCATGACAAATCTAAACCTTAAGCTATATGGAACATATTCATATTGTACAGTAAAAGGTCTATCGATAGGCTGATTAAAAAGTATATCTTTTCCAGTTTGAATAAACTGCACTGTTTCAGTTCCAGAAAAAGATACCTTTTTGGGAGTTCTAGTATAATTTGTTAGATTAAACGCATATGACCCATCTGCTAACTTAACTTTTACAGGGCTATAACCAGTGAAACTATTTGCAAATATAGTACCAAAAAATTGATCATAACCTGCACCAGTTAAAGTTGCTGTATTTACATATGGAATAAAGTCTATCTTAACAGTATCGTTTCCGCTAGTCCTATCAAATATTTGTCCAACTCCATTTTTATTTCTATATTGCTTTACCGATTCCTGATACGCATTAGCCTTCAAAAGATCAAGCTGATACGGATCATACGTTGTATCATCAATCGTGTAGGATGCCACGAATATGCTCGATGGATTAAATTCTATTATATTTTTTAATATTAATCTATTTGATTCAGTCCTATACTCATACGCAGAGGCGCTCATTAACATTCCGTCTTTATAAAGAATTACACTATCTGCTTTAGGAGGAAAACGAAGACTGGCAGAGAAATTACTAATGTCGAAAAATACGACTTCAGAGTCAATGAAGTTGCTGTTATTGAATGCAATTGGCATCCAATCTGTCTCTGAAATTGGATAGTCAATATTAGATACAGACAATTCATATGAAGTGTATTTGTTTAAATCATATTTATTTTCTAAAGAGTTAATTGAATCGTTGACTATTTGCACTTTTGCCTTAACTCCCAATACCTGTCCATTGACAGGTATCTTTTTACTTACAAAACAAGATTTAGAAACTTGATTATATATTGTTGACAAAAATTCAATTGATTTCATTGAAAAACTGTATTCATATACATCTGAGGTTTCCTCAACAAACAATGATCTAATTAAATCATTTGAAATCGTTGGAGTGTATCCATCTAAGTAAAATTGATACTTTGGATCATCCATATCATTTGTGGCTCTTCCGGTTAGAAAACCAGGATTTCCTAAATTGGCGGAATTCATGCCATAAGATCTTGTATTTATTGACGGACCTAGGCTTAAAAACTTTTTATCTTTCATGACTGTATTAAACATTGAATTTATTAAATCAAGGAATATTGGACTATTCACAAAAACAGGATTATCGGCAATAGAAAAATTCGATGCTTTTATAAATTCTTGTTCCACATACTTCGCGTAGCTGCGCAGTGATTCTGGGAACCTATAACTATAATATTCAATATCGCTAGTATAATTTTTCTTTATTCCGCTGACAGTAAATTTTCTATTGAAGAACCAATATACAATGTCTTGGTATTTGCTGAATTTACTTCTATTTTCTTCAATTCTTTTCATCACAAAATCATTCATTGATTTTGAGTTTAACTCTGAAATTAAAGATGGTTTCTTACTTCTAGTATACGATGATTGATTGAATATCAAAATCATTTTATTAGTTCTGAATTTTTCGAATAATAATTCAGTTGAACTATTTATAATTTTTGGCGCATCTAAAATAAGCTTATATTCAGACTGACTTATCTGAACATCTGTAATTCCATCTGTTTCTAACTTCTGGAACAAGACGACCTGCAATAACTGAAGCCCATTACCAAGATTAGGACTTAATCTGATTGTATCCACGTCAATAGCCGAATGTAGATTAATTTCTACTGCTACTTTAGCTCCTGCTGCGACCATGGATGAGTCATACTGAATATAGTGAGCATAATCGGTGAGATCAGAATTAAGTAATACGGGACTTTTTATTGTCGTGTTCCAAGAATCAGCTAAAGAATCGGTAAACACATTTACAAAATTCGATTCACTTGAAATGTAATTATTATAATTTTTTACTAAGTTAATTGATTTGATATTATTGATCACATTACTAATCGAATGGCCAGATCCCATTTTCATTAATCCAGCTAAAGAATCAATATATATATTTCCACTTATAGGAAATGATGAATTATCTCTATCTGGAACCAAAAAATCATATCCATCTGACTTATAGTCATTTAATGAATTATCAAATTTTTCAATGTAATTACCGGTATAGAGATCATCCTTACCTGCCAAGAATTCATAGTTGTCTATAAATATTTGTAGATTTTTGATATCTTCTTCAATTTTTTCAATATCTGCAGACATGATATTTGTCAAAGAATCTATTACGAGACCACTTGCATTGGTTGCACTAAATAATCTACTAATTCGCAACGAAGAATCTCGGAAGAGATCAATAACTGGCTCTTTCTGTATCTCTGAAAAATTAATAATCTGAGCTGGAATAAAATCATTAAAATTAGAACTACTATTTATTTTCTTGATTAAAGCCATGAAATCTGCTTTATCAAGCTTCATGTCTCTGACTAAACTGGAAATAGTTGTTCTGCTATTATTAAAAAATGTATTAATATTATCTGCTAATTTATTGTTCATTTCAGTTCCAACTATTTCCATCCATATCTTGAAGTTCATATGCAATGCCAGCTGTAAGATTATTTGATATTACTTGATAAATTTCTTTTTCATTCAAGAAATGATCTTTAACTGATGCAGGTATTCTAATTATAACATAACCACCACGGGCATACGCCATGCCAGAAGGCGGATAAACATCCCAATTAGATAGTACCTCCGGTACGCTTTCGATTAACGTAGATGTTGGAATATCGACGTCAACACCACCACCCCTGACCCTTACGTCATAAAGATTAGGTTGAATTCTATAGGGATTGTTTGTTACATATATGATTGCAATGGGAAGTGCAAATGGGTCATATTCGCTTACATTCTTATTGAAGATGGCAGAATTGTAAGTGAATCCAATTGTTTTGTCACAAGTATAATCAGTTATTTTTGTCAATTTAACATCAGATATATTAATTGCGTCAGCTAAGTTTTGTTGCTTATAAATAGCTTTCGGCTTTAAATAGATATAAAGTGGAACATCAAAAGTTGCCTTACTTCCATTGTCGAAGGTCATTAAAGAGCTAAACAATGGATTAAGGGGAATCATCTCTCCATTGAGTTGATGTATCATTCTATTCTTGTTAGCCGTGACATAATTAACCTTAATCAAATTCTTATCCGAAGGAACAAGTCTAGTTCTAAATTTTACAATTCCAGTATTTGAATCAATATCTCTTATTAAATCGTGAGTTACTTCTATCCAACTAGATGATACTGTTTCGCGAGTAAAAATATGAATTTCATGTTTTATTACTCCCGTTGATGATGCTAAATCCGAAGTTGGATAAGCTACTTTTAATAAGGGAGTTCTCCTAAGTTGAATAGTTCTATCATCTAATATAACTGGTGATTCATCCTTGATATCATAGAATCCATAACCATAGATTTCAGACCAGACAGTGCCAGTAGATTCAAAACCTGACGACCCCTCTTCGATTAGATCATCAAAAGTGGTGTAAAAAGCCTTAAGAGTCTGGCCTATATAATCAGACTTCCAATCAGTCCATGGTCTAGATACAATAGACACATCTTTCCAAAAACTTCCACTTGAAATAGGTAGGTTCCAAATATCAAATTTGGATATATTTTGATCAATCTTATCTACTCTAATAGATGATGATCTTCTCATCTTTACAGAGTATATTGGATACATTGTTTTTAAAGGAATCCTTGGAACTATGAATTTAGTATCACTAGTCGGACCTATATATTCAGACTGATTTAGAGTATTTCCATCTGCATCATATGCACAAACGGCCACAAAGACATTGTTAATGCCACGTGAAACTAGCTCAGTATATGATATCACTCTACCGATAAATTCTAATCTATTTCTGTCATAGAATCCATACATAAAGCCATCCTGCTCTCCAAGTAAATTCAATACACTTAAATCTCCAAGAGCAGTATTCACTTCTTGACTCTCCGCAGAAGAGAGTCCGCTAACACCATTCTGTATGTTTAATGAATCAAGAAGTCCGACAGGATCACCGTCCGAATTACATAAAAGCAAAACTCCATCTGAAGCATTTGTAGCATTTCTTGTGCCGGGCAATGGTGTTCCATTTGGTTTTTGCAAACTATATCCAGATATTGGATTTGGACCATCTTGTATGAAGGTTGCGTCAGAATAATATGTAGATGAGGTCTGACCTGTTAAAGTTACAGATTTTTTATCTGCGGCGTTGGAATAGGAAATCTCTATTGGAGTTCCATTAGTAATTTCTAACCCATCATTGCTGAACGAATCTATTGCGACACCATTAGCCCATATTAAAATAGGTGGATTTGAAAAGTTAATCTTAAATTTATTATTTAAGAATAAAGTATCTAAATTATCTATTAAAGAAATGCTTGACAATTGAGAAGAATCAACATTGACTGGACCATTTGGAAGAATATTTATAGCTGCAATAGTGCCATCCAATTTAGCATCGATGGTCAGAGCAGTAATTTCTCCTCCAAGCCTTGGGAAAGATGAAGTTGTATAACTTATAATCTTAGATTGACTTGGTGATACGCCAAGCATTGTATCCTCTAGATTTACTGTAGCTAAGGCATACATCGTTCTCGTGACAGTCTCTTCGCTGGTAACTGGATCGGGATCGTTTGTAACTGCAACTTTTCCAAAGACCTTAATGCTTTTAATCGAAAATCCTTCGGCGTAACCGTATCCAGTTAAGCTATTACCGATAATGTGAA